GGAGGTTCCGTCACCTCTGGTGAGTTCTTCGGGGACTACGCGAACAGGTTCCTTGAGGAAGAGGGCTTCTACGACGGTCTCGGATACGGCTACGCGAACTTGGGCGAGGCCCCCGGCACTGCGCTGGTCTCCTCCATTGGAACGGGCCCGGCGGACATCACCCAGTCCCCCACCTCAACCACCAACCCTGAGCGCCCCCGGACGGTAGCGGCGGGATACGACGGTTCCCGGAAGGTTCTGACCACGGTCTTCCGGGACGGCACCTTCTACAACTACTACGGCGTCTCCGGTCTGGAGTGGGCCAACTTCAAGCGTGCCCGTTCCAAGGGTCGGTTCATCCTGATGTACCTCAACGCCAAGACGCGGGGCACCGCCTCCATGGGTGCCGTTCCGCAGGCCCATCAGGAACTGCTCTACAAGGTGGCCCGCACCGCTCAGGTGATGAAGGGCGGGTACACCGGGGCCCAGAAGGTCGGCTCCAAGCGCGGCACCGGGGGCAAGTACGCCTACGGCAGGTCCGGAACGTCCACGTCTGGAGGTCGCACCTATGGACGTGGCACTGGGCGCTATAGGTCCTCCGGCAAGTAGTCTTCGCCCCATGCGTTTCTGGGGCGAGAGATTCTCCTATCGAAGCCGGAAGGCACCGCTGATCCAGCGTGGCGGGAATCAGGAGTCTGAGTTCCCGTGGCGCATCGGGGTCGGCGTCATCTTCCGGATCCCCTTCTCCCGACACGCGTTCGCGGTTGGAAAGTGGACGGGCGAACAGCCCCATGAGAACGTGGACGGCATACCCGCTCTCTCACTACGCCCCTTGGAGAACCCGGAGGACTACTTCCATGTGGACGAACGGCAGGACGAAAGACCGGCAGGCTGACCGGATCGAGGTCTCCGAACGGGTCATCCGTCGCGCCCGCAGCATCCCCGCCGGTACAGAGGTGTCGTGGATCGAGGGGACGATGGCGGAGATCGGGCGGTCGGTCACGCACCACAGGCCCGGAGACCCCTTCCTCGATGAGGCCATCTTGGGCGCGGAGGCGCTGCTGGCTCTCCTCCATGAGATGAGGCGGCGGGAGGGATGAGCACCTATCTGGATGAAGACCTTCAGGAGGAACTGGACGAGTTCGACGCTCAGTTCGACACGGAGGAGGAGCCAGACGACGACGAGTTCAGTCCGGAGTTCATCAAGGGGCTCGTGGACAAGATCATCGAGTTCAACAACGTCTTCGTCGGGCATGGACTGCACCGGTACCAAGACGCGTTCTCCCGCCGGATCGTGGAGAGCGTCCTGATCAATGACGGCGAGGAGATCACGGCGCTCGCGGCCCGCCAGAGCGGGAAGACCGAGACGGTCGCAGACATCGTCGCGACCCTGATGGTCCTGCTCCCCCGGCTGGCGAAGATCTACCCCGCCCTGCTGGGCCGGTTCAAGGACGGCTTCTGGGTCGGCATGTTCGCCCCCGTCGAGGGTCAGGTGGAGACCCTGTTCTCCCGCACCGTCTCCCGACTGACTTCGGACCGGGCGAAGGAGATCATGCTGGACCCGGAGATTGACGACAAACCAGCCCGAAAGGGTGGAGTGGTCAAGTCCATCGTGCTTGCCAACTCAGGGTCCTTCGTCTCCATGATGACGGCCAACCCCCGAGCCAAGATCGAGTCCCGCACCTTCCATCTCGTCGTCATCGATGAGTGTCAGGAAGCGGATGACTTCGTGGTCTCCAAGTCCATCGCCCCCATGCTCGCGTACCACGCCGGGACCATGATCAAGACGGGGACGCCGACCACCAAGAAGAACAACTTCTACCGGTCGATCCAACTGAACAAGCGCCGACACACGGCCAAGAAGGGCTCCCGACAGAACCACTTCCAGTGGGACTGGAAGGAGGTGGCGAAGGTCAACACCAACTACGAGCGGTTCATCCGCAAGGAGATGTTGCGCATCGGTGAGGACTCCGACGAGTTCCAGATGTCGTACAACTGCCGGTGGATCCTCGAACGGGGCATGTTCACCAACCAAGCGATGATGGACGAACTGGGTGACACCTCGATGGGATTCGTCCGCAACTGGGCCAAGACACCAGTAGTGGTCGGCATCGACCCAGCCCGCAAGACAGACTCTACGGTGGTGACGGTCCTGTGGGTGGATTGGGACCGACCCGACGAGTTCGGGTACTACGACCACCGGGTGCTCAACTGGCTGGAGATGCAGGGCGACGACTGGGAGGAGCAGTACGCCAAGATCGTGGACTTCCTCTCCAACTACAACGTGCTCTCCGTGGCCGTGGACGCCAACGGTGTCGGGGATGCAGTGGCCCAGCGGCTGCGACTCCTGCTCCCCCGCGCGGAGGTCCACAGCATCACCAGCAGCGCGCCGGAACAGTCGCGTAGGTTCAAGCACTTGTCAACTCTCATGGAGAGACGGCTCATGGGGTGGCCCGCCCACGCGAACGTGCGCAGGACCCGGCTCTGGAGGAAGTTCCAGCAGCAGATGCTCGACGCGGAGAAGCGGTACAAGGGAGTGAACTTCACCGTGGCCGCTCCGGACGAGGCGTGGGCGCACGACGACTTCGTGGACAGCCTCGCTCTGGCAGCAGTTCTCACATCTGATCTGTCCATGCCAACCGTCGAGGTGAGCAGCAATCCCTTCTTCTCCGCCCGTTAGCCGTGACATTCGCACTGCGAATCAGGCAGACTCACTACTGAAACATCCATCGATGAAGGAGAGACCATGGCTCTCGCACCGGCTCCGGGATTCCCAGAGCGTCCCGGCACCAACTACGAGGTCAACAACGTCTCCGGGGCTCCCTCCGGTCCGGGGCCTCTGTACTTCGAGGAGGGGCTCGGCACCGACACCGACCTGCCCTCGAACTTCCAGACTGGCGCGATGCAGGGGTACGCAACTCCCCCCGGTCGCAGCAACCACAACCAGAACGTCTACACCAAGCCTGCTGCCGAGACGATGAAGGAGCGGGCCCACGTCGGCTCCGCTGCTTGGATCGAGGCTCCGGGCATGCTGGGCGACTTCGCTGCTGGCTCCTTCTCGGACTTCGCTGAGGTCCGCTACGAAGAGGTCTTCCGGTCCGGTGGGCGGCAGGCCCGACCGAACCCGGCTGTCGTCAACGACTGATCATGGCCGTTGACCCTCGCGGGCGACGGGCAACAGAGGCGCGTGGAACTGGGACTGCAACTCCCCAGAACCCGCGCCTCTGGGAAATGCTGGTCCAGCAGGCGAAGCAGAAGTTCCCGACGTACCCGTCACTTCCTGCGTCCAAGTGGGTCCACAACGAGTACGTGAAGCGCGGTGGGATCTTCGTGGACTCCAAGAAGAAGGACACCCGGCATGACCGCCGGGGCCAACTGACCCATGACGCGAAGAAGGAAGACGACGCCGCCAAGAAGAAGAAGTCGAAGGACTGACTGTGCCCTACGCCGTGAAGAAGGGCTCCGGCGAGAAGCCCTACAAGATCGTCCGGAAGGACACCGGCAAGACTGTGGGCTCTTCCACGAGCAAGGCGAAGGCGAAGGCATCGGTTCGCGCTCGCTACGCCAACGAGAAGCCGAAGTAGGGTTTGACTCCGGTAACTCCCACACGAGAGGGGTGAGCAGTGATCGACTTCATGAGTCCTACGTACCGCGCCGCCGGTACGGACCTCGTCATGAACATCTCACCTCTGGGTCTGGTGGAACTGGCGGATGAAGAGTTCGAGGTTCACGGTCCCCGGTTGAACAGGTACGCCATCAACTGGGCGCTCTACCTAGGACATCACTGGAGTCACCGCCGCGAGGTGGGCGAGCATCAGCACACGTCGAACTTCTACCGAGCCTTCACGGACTACATGATCCGGTTCACCTTCGGCAAAGGCGTCCGGTTCGCGACCCCGGAGGCGACGGGCGCGATCATCCCGGAGGTCCTGCACAAGGTCTGGGAGAAGGACAACTACCGCGAAGCCGTCCTCATGGAGATGGCCCAGCAGGGCGCGGTCTCCGGGGATGCCTTCGTCAAGGTCGCCTACGAGGAGCCCTACGTCGATCCCGCTGGCATCCCCATGCCGGGCAGGGTCCGGATCCTCCCGATGAACGCGGCCCACTGCTTCCCCGAGTGGCACCCCCACGACCGGTCTCGTCTGCTCCGGATGAAGATCAAGTACCGCTTCTGGGGAACATCGCTGGAGGGCACCCGTCAGGTCTTCACCTACACCGAGATCCTGACGGATGACACCATCGAGGAGTACCTGAACGACGAACTGATCGACTCACGGCCCAACCCCATCGGGATCGTGCCTGTCGTCCACATCGCGAACCGCCCCGTCGCTGGTTCCCCGTGGGGGCTGCCTGACTGCCAAGACATCATCTCTCTGAACCGCCAGTACAACGAGGTCGCGACCAGCATCGCGGACATCATCAACTACCACGCCGAGCCGATCACGATCATCACGGGCGCGAAGGCGTCCCAGTTGGAGCGTGGGGCGAAGAAGATCTGGGCCGGTCTCCCCAAGGATGCGCGGGTCGAGAACCTTGAGGGCGGGTATCAGGGCCTCAAGTCGGGTCTGGAGTATCTGGAACTGATCAAGAGGACCATGCACGAGATGGTCGGCATCCCTGAGACCGCACTCGGTCAGGTGCAGCCGATCTCCAACACCTCCGGCGTGGCGCTGTCCATCCAGTTCCAGCCCCTGATGAACGTCTGGGAGCAGAAGACCACCCAGTACGGGCTGGGGATCCACCGGATCAACGAACTGATCATCCGCACTGTCGCGGTCAAGGAGCCCAACGCGCTCACGTGGATCGATGGAGTCAACTCTCCACTGGAGCCGGACCAGTTGGAAGTACTGGATCCGAGGGATCCGCTTACGTACTACACCGAGATCGAGTTCCCTCCCCCGCTCCCGCTGGACAAGTTGATCGTCCTCAACGAGATTCAGGCCAAGTTCCAGTTGGGACTGGAGTCCCGCGAGGGTGCGCTGCGTCTTCTGGGCGAGGAGTTCCCGAAGGACAAGTTGATCGAGATCCGGGACGAGTTGCGAGAGGACGCCGTCGCCGACGGTGCTCTGGCTCTGATCAAGACCCAGATCCAGTCCGCCATCGTGGCGATGACCGGCATGATGACCGGCCCGGATGGCGAGCCGATCCCTGCTCCCCCGCCGGAGCCGATGGATGTCACAGGCGATGCAGTGCCCGATGTCATGAGTGGTCTCGGCCAGCAGTCGCCCTTCCCCGAGATCGCGATGGCGGAGGAAGAGATCAGGAACACGCTGCTCACGAAGGCGTATGGCACGAAGTTGCCGCAGCGCTCCGTGGCGCGACCTGATGCGTAGTTGGACGTAACTACGGGATGTGGGGCTATCTTTGTCTGAACAACCCGTAGAACGAGAAAGGCGCACATGTCCGAGCAGACCGTGACAACCGTTCCGGACCCTCAGCCCGAGGGTCGCACGCAGGCGGAGCCCCCCACGCCTCCCATTCAGGTGAAGCCTGATTCCGATCCCAAGATGTTCACTGCGGAGGACTTGGAGAAGGCCCGCGAGCAGGAGAAGTCGAAGGTCTACAAGCGACTGGAGACCATGCAGGAGACCGTCGCCCGCCTTGAGGCCGAGGCCACGGAGCGCCGCACTGCCGAGGAGGCCGCACAGCAGGCCGCGAAGGATGCCGCTGAGGCGGATCGTCTGGCCCAGTTGTCCGTGAAGGATCTCCTCGCCGAGAAGGAAGCCCAGTGGGCGAAGGAGCAGGCAGACCTCCGTCAGGAGATCGAGGCCGAGCGTGCTCTTCGTGAGCGCGAGTCCCAGTTCGCTGAACTGATGGACGTGCGAAACCAGATCACGCAGCAGTACTCCGACCGTGTCGCGCCGGAACTGCTCGACCTCATCTCTGGAGAGACTCCCGAGGAGATCCAACAGTCTGCCGAGGACATGGCGGCGCGAACCGAGCGCATCCTTGCTCAAACGGCAGAAGCAATGCAGAATGCAAGGCAACAGATGCCGACCGCACGAGTCACCTCTCCGGCATCTGGGGACAACGCAGGGGCGAACAGACAGTACAGCCCGGATGAGATCCGGGGAATGTCAATGGCGGACTATGCGAAGCACCGTGCTGGCCTTCTGGGCAATGGCGCTGGTGGACCCAAGAATCGGGGACTGTTCGGGTGACACACCGGTTCTTCCACCTCACATAGGAGATACGCCTGATGGCTGTCTATCCATTCTCTGCACCCGGCGGTGCGAACTCCAGCATCGCCACTGCCACCGCCACTGCCGCACCGACCGGGTACGACTCGGCGGGGCAGGCCCTCACTCCCGCGATCCAGACCATCTGGTCGAAGGAGATCCTCTTCCAAGCGATGCCGATCCTCAGGTTCGAGCAGTTCGCGGTGAAGAAGACCGAACTCGGCGTTGCCCCCGGTCTGACCATCAACTTCATGCGGTACATCAACCTCCCCGCTGATCAGGCACCTCTGGTCGAGGGCGTCCGCATGGAGACCAACGCGATCACCGCCGAGCAGTACTCGATCACCGTCGCGGAGCACGGCTACGCCGTCGCGGTGTCGGAACTGCTGCTCAACGCCTCCTTCGATGACGTGATGGCTTCGGCCTCCCGTCTTCTGGGCCGCAACATGGCGCTGTACCTCGACCAGCAGGCTCGCGACAC